CACCTATGCGCTGACGCCAGAGACTACTGCAATGAGCATTCCTTTGACTCTGCCGACCGACAACGCGGCAGACATCATCGTTGCTGTCTCGCTTGATCCGTGGATCGGAATGCGTTCGATTGCTGAATTGGATTGGGAGAACATCTACGCTGTGGCTGGTGTGACCGGCGAAGTCGCAACGTACTTCGGCACGCCGCTATGCGCTCAGTTTGGATTCACATTCGACGATCAGAATGTGTCTTACGAAGAGACCTTGAGCGACATAGCGCAGTCTATTTTCTGCACTCCGTACCGGCGCGGCAGCTTGATTGATATCTCGTTTGAACAGCCTACAGATGTGGGCACCGTCCTGTTCAATCATCGCAACAAGATTCCAGGTTCGGAGACACGCACAGTACAGTTCGGTTTGAGCAATGACTATGACGGAATCGAGGTTGATTACATCGATCCGAACGCGCCTAACTATCCCGATATCGACACGACCGTAACGCTCTACTACCCCACAGATCAAAGTGCTTTGAGCGCGAAGAAGGTCAAGTTGATCGGCGTAAGGAACAACATTCAAGCTGCGCTACTCGGCTGGCGGATGTACCAGAAGCTTCTATACCAGAACACGACCGCTGAGTTCAAGGCCACAAAGGAAGCTGCCGATTGCGTGCTCATGGATAGTATTCTTGTTGCCGACAACACCAGGGACGATGTAATGGACGGCCAGGTTACAAGCGTAAACGGCTTGACTCTCACGCTATCGCAGCCTGCTATCTTGGTTGCAGGACTGAGCTACTATATCTTCCTTCAGCTATCGAGTGGTGTGTTCGAATCGATTGCGATAACACAAGGCTCGGACAGCAACACTGTAATCCTCGCAGCCGCACCTTCTGTACCGTTGAACGTCGATCCTTCGACATGGGCACAGACAACGTATCTCATCGCCCAGCCATCGTTTACAACGGTCAATGGAGTTACGACCGTCACGCCAGCTTCGACACGTACAGCGCAGATGCTTCTATCGAAGAAGAAGCCTGAAGATAAACAGCTCTATGCGTTGAACGCTGTGAACTACGATCCTCGCTACTACGCTCACGACAAGGATTTCGTGAACAACATCTTGACGGAGAACGGCACATCGTACAACGGCAACGGTGGATACGGCGGCTCTGGCCCGAATGGTTCGGCTACTGGTGGCTCTGGTGCATACTTCAACGTTATTGCCACACAGTCTACAGCTTCAATGAACATAAGCGGAGGCGGTACAGTTCTAACTGCTGTCTACGATGTGACGAATATCCTAGTCACAGCGGGCGGAACGTTGTACACGACGCCTACTGCGACATTGAGTGGATCGGCTCTGATTTCAGGCGTACCAACCACACACACCGAAACGCTTGCAGTCACCGTAACCGCTGGTGCGATAACAGCGGTGGGTGGTTTCAGCGGTTCAACTCAGTGGATGGCAATACCAAGCGTGATAATCAGCTAAGCAAAGAGTGGCCCGAGATAGAACACCTTCGCGGGCCGCTCAGTATGTCCGATGTCATACAGGATTTCCATTGCTGAAGCGATGTAGCGATCATAGTCAACATCGGAAGGGAACTCGGCAGGCAACTCCATTAGCGGACGTGCGCAGTCGGTGTTGGGAACCTTCGCGCCGGTCACAGCGCGGTTGATTTCCCCCTTCATCTCTGTTGAGTAGTACCAGCGGATCGTCTTGCCTAGATAGACCTCGCTCTTGCGGGCACCGCCTGTGACGTTGCGGATCGTGACGAAGCGCCGGATGTCCTTGCTGCCGCGTATCGTCTCTTCGACCGGCGTACCCTTCTCAATCAGTGCCAGGGCCGCATCGTTGCAGATGAGGTTTTCGGGATTCTTGGATAGCACGCTGTTACCGGCGCTGCCGCGCTCTCCGTAGGTGCCTTTGACCTTGCATTTGCCGTCTTCCTTATGCGCGATGTAGTTGTTCACGTCGCGGCTGTAGATGGCCTTGTAGCGGCTCTCTTCAGTCGTAAAGCCTGTGAGCTGTTCCCACCAGGCGATGCGCTCTAGCAGCTCGCTATACCGCTCCTGTGGGCACTGGATCACAACGCCGTCTGTGTTGGCGCTGACGACTGGAATTCCGAGAGCTTCAATCATCTCAATTTCCATGAGCAACGCGAGCTGGCCGGTCACTGTGACCTGGATCATCAAATCGGGAGCATAGAGCACAGAGTATTTCGATCCAAGCTTGCCGAAGCTGCCGTTGACAACAATCTTGAGCGTGTCGGCTGTGCTCTTATCGCCTGCGTTCTTTGCTTTGACACGACGAGTAACGATGCTCTGATAGACCACCAGAAAACTACGTCCAAGATGCTGAGGATAGAGTTGCTGATTCAGGATGATTTGCGGATAGTACGAGACCACATCGCGGTCGATCAGCAGCGTGTCTTTGTCTGCCTTGTAGGCAACGGTCTTCTCGGTGCTGTGCAGTCCACCGATACCCATCTTGTAAACGCAGTTGCCGATAGCAAGCTGTAGATTATCGATGGCTTCAGGCATCTCCACATAGCCTTCGTCGTTGACCACGAAGCGAGCATTGCGCACCAGTTCAAGCATCTCCTGCAAGACCGGAGTACGAAAGGTGATGAACGATGGAACCTTGTAGTGATAGGAATCGCCTGGTGGAATCTCTGGACGCTTCGGCCTGGTGCCACTCTCTTTCGCCAGCTCGCTAGAGATAACGGCCTCGGCAATCTGCGCATCGGATTTCGAGCGAAGGTCTACGCCGTACTGCCGACTCATTTGAATGCGCAGCGCGAGCGGTGCTTCAAGCTCTTTGAATAGAAGCTCGGTGCTCACTAGATCGTTGAGACAGTAGACAGCAATCTCTTCCATCTCAGAAGGCGCGAGACTCTTCATCGGATCGAAGGGAAGGTCTTGCATACGCTTCGTGTGCATCCGACCGCTGTAGAGCTTCAGCGATCCACGCAACGGTGCTACTTCGATCAAATCGATATGGTTGAACTTGTGCTGATTCAGGCGATACTTTTTCTCAAACGCATACGGCTTTAGATCGCGTTTGATGATGTCGCACGATGCAGCGAACAGCGTAGCGCATGTTGCGCCTTTAGCTGCAAGTTGAAGCATCGGTATGTCATAAACCTTGCTGAAGAATCCAATGAGACAGAAGTTGTTGAGCATCCATTGCAGCTTGCTCGCGTTGAGCTGTTCGGTGTTCGTTTGCGCGAGCACAACCACCTTCCCGTTAATGACAGATCGGAAGGCGACCATGAAGAAATTCTTGAAGCATTCCACGTCGAAGACCATGCCGGTGCCCACAAGGGCAGGCAACTCGCGATCCTCAAGTTCCTCGCAATCGACGTTCGAGTAGACCTGTGAGAAGGCATCCTGCGGGCGAGGCTCTGCCGGTTTCTTCCACGGCTTGATCTTCGCTTTGTGGATCAGATCATCGTCTTTGAAAAAGTAAAGATCGCTCAATCTAAATCCTCGCACTCGCAGTCGCGGCCTTCGTCGCCTTCGCTGTCGTGACACGCGGCAGAGCATAGCCCGTCTTCTAGCGGCTCTGCGCAGTAGTAGCAAAATGTCTCTTCCTCGATCTCATCGCTCATGCCGTAATAGCCTCGTGCGCGATCACACCGCGAAGGTTGGTGCCGAAGAACATAGTTGCGTGAGGGTTGATGCGATCCTCAAAGTGCGTTGCAAACTGAGAGATTGACTTGAGGGATGCGGCGGTATAGCTGACGTACTCAGGCAGTCCGCTTTCGGGCTTCAATTCAAAGCATCCGGCAGTATTGCTTGGATGAGACGACATCACAAACTCTCTGAAGTAAACGCGCCCATCCTCAGACCACTTCGCTACTTCGGCAACTTGCTTGAAGAAGCCTGCCGGAACAGGGCGCTCGACAGGACCGCAAGGAAGCTTCGCCAGCATGTTCGGTATCTCTTCCTGGTAGAGATTCGTGCGAAGCCAGCTCTTGTCTTCGTAGTGGATCGTGAACGTCGCTTTGGTGAAGCCGAACGCAGCAATCACACCGCGACTCTTGCAGACTGCTTCGGCGAAGCTCTTAGGGATCAATAGACCTGGCGGCATATCAAAGCCGTGCCAGTGTTCTAGGATCACCGCGCCGTTGGTAGCGACGACCGAATAGGGGTTGAGTTGGATGCAGCTATGGAGGACCGTGGGCGCGTTCTCACGTACTAGGGAACCTGCTACCACCAGCGAAGCCCTAAACGCATCACCTAGAGGCGCTACGGCAGGGTCGGGCGTTGCTACGGTGAGCTTGGCTGGGTCGCAGAGAGGCACATAGGCCGAGAACTCGCCGGATCGCACGAAGAGGCTGTCTGCGCTTTGGATGATTGTGTGCTCCTGGCCGCAGTGCTCAAGGGCCAACCGCAGGCGGTCAACGTGTGGGCAGCAGTCAAGATCATCTTCCGCGATGCGAGCGCCAGCGGCCAAGGTCCGGTTACTGGCGATGATCGCTCCGTAGCGAACGATTGCATGTTGGGTCGTCTCATCCCCGTTGCCACGCTGCGCGAGACCGACAAACTTCACGGCCTCTAGCAGATGGTTGACGAAGAGCTGCTTAGTTGCTGTCTTTCGTGCCGCCAAGATAACCCCCTATCATCATCTTTGCCGACTCAATCAATCCGAGTTGCATGGTTACGTTCGTTATCTGTGTGCGAGAAATGCAAACGTCGTCGCTTTCGTCAACCCAAATGCAAATGAGATACTTCGGCTCGCTATTGCCGAACTCTTCAAGCACCTTGATTACTGTTTCACTCGCGGATCGTGATGGTTCAAGATCGTTCATTTCGATCCAATCAGCTTGTAGCAGGTTATGCAGTTCTTGCCGCCGAGATATGAGAACGGTTCCTTGCACTGGCAATGAGCCGTATCAGGCGGGAGTGGCATCGGTTCGCCAGCAAAATCCGCTACGTCAAGACCCAACTCTTGTTGTGCTGGTTCAAGCTTGCGAAGCCTGATCTCTTGATCGTTGTTGGATACAACAAGCTTCAAAAGAATTAGCGTTATATCAACGTTGTTACCTGGTATTTCCTTGATGTCAATCATTGCCATATATACTCCTCAACTTTCGGAAATCTGGTGTTGCTGTGAACTCGTAATGCAGTCGGCTCGCGAAGGTACTGCTGTTGCGCTAATGCTTCGTCGATAGTGTTCGGCGGCTCGGTCGTGCTGCGAAGTCTCCACCACTTGCGAGCTGCTGTGCGGGCAAATCCAGTGTGCTCGAATCCCCAGGTCTCTTTGTGATGAGACAGACCACAGAAGTAGCTCACGCGCAACATAGGCGGCTTGCCGGTCTGTTCCAACTTCGTGTAGAGAACACGTTGAACTTTCATCTCTTCAATCACTGGTAGATCGCTGCGAATCAACTCTTGCTCGCTCGCATAGTTCGTAAGCTTTGACTGCCGCTCGAACTTCTGAGCGCAGGCCGGATTGCAACACTCTGTTGCGCTGGCGTGGTTGTAGACGCCGCACGTCGGGCAAATCTTGATAGGCGCAACGCCTGGTGCAGATCCTTTTACGCGCTTCTTCGGTTTCACAGGATCGTTGATGGGGCCTAGACGCCGCGTGTTGGCCGCGAAGTCGAGAACGAGACAGTTAGGCTTGGCGCTCGCAGCGATGGCAGCAAGACGGCCTTCTATCGTCGAGAGGTCATATCCTGGCGTGTATAGCGGGCGTGTACCGCGTCCAAGCATCTGTACCCACAGGCCGGTCGATGTCGTCGGGCGCAACATGCCGATGAAGTCGAGACCTGGATAGTCGAAGCCGGTCGTGAGTACGTTGTTATTCACGACGCAACGCAACGCACCATTCTTGAAGCTCGTAATGCGCTCATCCCTTACTTCCTTCGATAGCTTACCGTGAACGCTCTCAGCACGAATTCCTAGCTGCTGTAGGCACTGTGCGACATGCTCTGAATGCTCAACACCAGATGCGAAGATGAGCCATGATTTGCGGTTCCCTGCGTACTCGATAATCTCGCGGCAGCACTGATAGGTGATGTCGTACTTATCGACGGCAGCTTGTAACTCGTTGCTGGAATAATCACCGTTCGATTGGCCAACGTTACTCACGTCAAGCTCAGTCATGGTGCGTTTCGGTACGAGTGGAACAATGTACCCTTCGCCAATGAGCTTATTGAATTCAGTCAAGCTCGTAATGTCGTAGCACACATCCGTAAAGAGATTACCTTCGCCTGCGATGCTACCCTGGCCGGTGCGGTAGTCTGTCGCAGTTAGCCCGATGATCTTGAAATTGGGGTTTGTGATCTTGAAATTACCGATCACGGTTTGATACATGCTTTCAGCCTTCGGTGAGACAAGATGGGCCTCATCTACGAGCATCAAATGACGCAAGCCGAACCGCTCTTGTGCCCCGACGATAGAAGCGATGCCGCCGAAGATGATGGACTGCATTGTGTCGCGTGATCCAAGACCGGCGCTGAAGATGCCCACAGGTGCGGTAGGCCAGATTTCAAGCATCTTCTTTGCGTTCTGTTCAACCAACTCTTTGACGTGCGTAGCAACGATGATCTTTTGATTCGGCCAGTAGTGAAGCACGCGACGGCAGAACTCAGCAATCACGATGCTCTTGCCGGTGCCTGTGGGCATCGCAATGATTGGATTGCCGGTCTTACCGCTGGCGTAGTAGTCAAAGACTGACTGTACAGCGGCCTCTTGATATGGGCGAAGCGTAATCATAGGTATAGGTTAGTCGTGCGGTGTTACGTTGTCAATAGACGACATTACTACGTTACGATAAGTTCGTGGCCGGTGCATCCAGCAAGCATTGCTTTTTTGTTAGGAATGGCAATGTTCCACCTGTTGCAGCGCCATTGCTTATCAGCGATAGGCTCAGAGTGCTTACAGGTACGGCAGTTGACATCCGGTGCTTCGCCAAGCTGACAGACCTTGTGATGGTCACAGAACTTACATGCGAAGTAAGAAGGGTTAGCTGAAATCTTCGGTGGCGGTACGAGCGAATGAATGATCCAATCGGCCTTGTTGATGAGGCGTTCTGCAAGTGCCCAATCAAGCTGTAGCAGCTCGATCTTCATGTCGGCATCGTTCTTGTTGACGACGAAGTAGAAGCCGTAACGCAGACCATTTTTGAAGCCATAGACAGATGTTTGTGCCCAATGTTGAGGCTTGCTAAATTCAACATCGTGAAACTTGCTGAACGATTTATCGTTCGCTGTTTTGAACTCGCCTAGAAACGGGATCGCTCCCATACCGTAACGCTCTGGCAAGAGCATGAGGCCATCGGTCGATCCGCCGAAGTGACCGTCAACGGCGCTGATAGTTTGCTGCTGTCCGTCTTCTGTTACCTGGGTGTACGTGCATCCGATGCCGCGTAGCATTTCGATGATACGGTCTTCGTACCAGTGCCCATCCTGAAAGAGCCGTTGCATCCGGCCTGGAAAAATCTTGTGCTTGAACCAACGCCAGCTATACCAGATGTGCCGGTCACAGTCGGCACCGATGAGCGATGCGCCTAGATGCGACCTGGGGCCATCATCAAACGCTTTGCGGCACCACTCGTCGATATCGCTTTCGAGCTGATCGCGCAGCGCAAACATTCCCGACTTGTCAGTGAGGTTGAAGCTGCGCAACGCATCGGCTGTCGGTGGTGTTATCTGCACGAGCTTTGTAATCGGCTGGATCATGCTTCTCTCTTCGTCTTGTAGATAAGATCGCGCAGAGCAACGCGGGCAGGGTGAAATACATCCAACTTCAACTCAACTTCCAACACCTTGTCAGCAGCTCTAACCCCTGCAATGAATATCAATGTTTCTGGAATGGTCACGGTGCCTACTTTGACTTCAGGTACTTCTGTGCATCGTTCGTGTTGAGATGCTTCGTCGATAGAGCCTGGTTCATCATTCGCTTCTCAGCAAAAGTGATGTGCGGCCTATCGAGGAACGTGTTGATTGTTTCAAGCTTTTGCAGGTTGGTTGACGTGCATAGCTGAGGATCGGAAGAGTGCGAGCCATACATGCCCAATGCGACATTGCCGAACACGATGCCACGGTTGATAAAGCGAGTATGCTTGCGGCTGTTCTGTGGGTACATATCACCCATCTCGAACGAAGCACGCTCTGCATTCGCGAAGGCATCGGCGCATGGTATGGTGCTGGCCGGTAGACGCCGCGTTTGTGCGCTGCCTGCGCAGACTGTGCCTAGTAGGATCGCAATGCTAATCAGCGTTTTCATGTTCATCCCCAACTTTCTGCAAATGCGTTCATGATTCCTTGATAGCTTCGACTACGTTCTTTCCATCGATCTATTCCCGGTGAAGCGTTGTGACAAGCGGCTTCGCGTCCTTCGACAATGTTGGAAGGTTGAAGGGGGGGGACGCCATACAACCACAAGCACGCACCCTTAGTGAATGGTTCGCCATGTTGCCACGGCTGGACTTTCTGTGTATAGCGACCAACCAACCCCATTGCTAAACCGTGCGGCTGTGAATTCTCGATAACCTTCTTTGGAATTGAGCATTCTTGCAATGCTTTGAACACTGTTACGTCGTCGAGTAGTTCCAACATGCGAAGCGGATAGCGTGGATGCCTGCGGCGATCTACCGGCGCAAGATGCGTATCTTCGGGGTGGTACAACCACTGCACACCGCTAAGCGTCATGCGCGTGCAGTTCGGGTGAAAGACGGCGAAATCCCAGCCATCGTCCAAGTGATCTAAAACGTTTCCTTCAATGTGATACGGACTGCCGTCTTCGGCAGGGCAATCGCAGATCGACCAAGCATCGTGACCCTTCTTTCGGAAGGCTTCACGACCGCGACCGCTGTACTCCATACCTATCAAAACCCGCATTGCAACTCCCGTAAAGGTTGTGGGCATCTGTACGAGCCTGCCCACTGTTGACGATTGACGACACGCTACCGCTGTGGCGTCCAAGACGGAGCGACCGGGCCTGCTGTTGCCGGTGCCCATGCTGGCGGTGCGGGTGGCGCTCCTGCTGCTGCCGGTGGAGCATAGGCCGGTGCTGCTGCCTGGGGAGCTGCCGGTGGCGCTGGCGGTGCCCATGCTGCGACAGGAGCGGGAGCTGGTGGGGGTGGAGGGGGTGGTGGCGCTGCGACCTGTGTGTTGGGCACATACTGACCGTTCACAAGCATCCACTGGCCGCTCGGATCAACAGGGTACTGAGTCGCAGCAGGCACCGCATACGGAGGCTGGGGGGCCGGTGCAGCGAAGCCTTGCGTCGGGATCGGCTGGTGGCCTATCGCTGGGCCTTGTGCTGCGTCCTTGGCATCCTTGCCGTCGATGGTCTTGTATCCCTTGACTTCGTTGAAGTCGCTGTCCTTCTGCTTTGCAAGGCGAAGCTGCAAGGGCCGGTTGTGCAGCTCGGCAGAATCAGTGAGGGGTGCGAAGTGCCCCATGCAAGCCGAAAGGGTCTTCAGCTCTTCCATCGAAATCCGCACGGCCTCTGGATTCGGGTTATCGACGTTGTAACCGGCGAGAATCTTCCGGCCTTTGCCTGGGCCATCGATCACCTGGTACACGCACGCGAGACGGAAGCCCGTCTTCGCCGCTGTCGCCACGACGTCAGACTCAATCATTACGGCTGGATACCAACCGGGAAGAAGAGCCTCGGGAGTCTCTTGAAAGTTGCTTTGCGAAAGGTCGAGGTTTAGAACAGCCATGTTGAACTTCTCCGGTTACAGACGTGCTTTGTTGAATAGATAGTTGATGTCGGCAGGCTCGAACTCAGCTAAGTTACCGCTGCGTTCTCGCGCGAAGGCGTTGAAGCTTTTACTTGTACGGATAACTCGATCCAATGAGTTATCCGCTAACTTACGGTGTTCAATACGCCACACCGAATCGAACAGATGTGGAATCTCAATGTTTAGAATCTGGCCTGGAAAATACGGTTTGAAAATACCGTCGTCATCCTTGCATTCTTTGGCGATCAGTACGGCGTTGAAGTTGGGAGTGTAATAAATCCAGTTCATCCACTTCATTACTTTCTTGCCCATCTCTCCGTAGTTCTGGCGAGGGTCTTTGGGTTGAGGCGTCTTGGCAAACTCTTCGGCAAGTACAAGCTCTGCCATCTGCGAAACGCTATCGAAGCAAAACGTTTGAAACTGCCGCGCTTCCTTCGATTGAATCGCCCACTGCAAGAACTCTTCGATTGCCTTTGATGTAAAGGCTGGATAGCAAGGCCCGTTGTACTTACGCACTGACAAGAAACCAGGCTCAGTAAAACAGATAACGGGGTTGGGAGCACTAACACACAGCGGGGTCTTGCCAGTACCAGGACCGCCGTACACAACGGCCTTTACGCCGAAGCGATTGACGAGCGATGAGACGGACACTAGATCATTTTGATTCACTTTGACCTGCCTGTAAGCAATGCTAGAAATGCGAGAAGTAGAAGCTGAAACGGTTTCAATTCACTTGGTTTGGAGTGGATAGCGAACCTTCCTGATTTAGTTCATAGATAGCTCGTAACGTTGCCGACTTGACCACGCTAGTAACGTCCAAGCCAAGGTCTTTTGCGATGTGCTCCGCTAACACCCAAACTGTTGTCCCTTTGATGAGTGACTTCTGTTCGGGTGTTAGCGAATCTGCTAGAAGTGGAAGAGCTGGTCGCTTTACCATTACTGAGCGAAGCTCGATTGCACCGACGTATCGCCGTCGCTATCCACTACGAAATTCAAATGATCGCCCTTGTTGACGGAGTAAAGAGCTACGCTAAGCTGCTTACCCTTCTCATCGGTAACAACAATCTGTAGAGAGCGGAACGGCGCGGCCATCTCTTTACGGCGAATCGATTCAAGCTCAGCCGAAAGGGTATCCCTCTCAGCACAGGTATTCGTAAGCCGAGAGTGAAGATGGGTGTTCGTCGCGTGCTCAGCGCGAACTTTGTTCTTTGCAACGGTAAGCGGTGATGGCTTTCTCGGCATGACTAGCTCCTGGGTGTAGGTGGTGGTTTGAGTTCGAGTGAAGGTGTACCGGGCTTGATTGTTACGACCGGCGTGAGGATGATCTTCTGATCGTCAGTGAGGGTCTTGTATGCCTTGACCGACATAACAGGTTCCCATCGAACGAGAGTAGGCATGATGGCCGGATTGACTGCTGCGAGGGCATTCAAAGCTACCTCAACAGCAGGCCGGTTCTTCGGTTCCATCTTGTAGTCCATCGGCTTATCGAGTGCGAGCTTCCAACCGGCACCAAGCTTGACTGTCTGACCACCTTCGTCCTTGTCATCTGCGAAAGGGATCATCTTGATAAGTTCCAAACGCAACGCCAGCTCGCGGCTCTTCGCGTCTTCAATCTCTTTTTTGACTGCATCCCAACGCTGGATCGTGTCGATCATCGCAGCGGTTAGTTCGATGGTTGGTGCGGCCTTCGCCATGTCGTACTCCTAAAGTTTGTGCCGGTGCTTCAAGCTCTTCCCGATATGGGCCATCACCGCCCTATAGGTTGAGTCGGAGGCTTGTAGGCTAACCCGGCACTCCCACACCTTATCGACTATTGACTACAAACGCAAGCCCCTTTTTCAATAAAACATTTTTCTACTCTCAGGGGCCGCTTTGTAGTAATGTCGCCTTATGACTACACGAACCAAAGCCGAGAAGAAGGGAAGAACCGCGTGCCTTCCCCCTGATATTGACCGGCAACTACTTTCCCTTCGGGCCTTTTACGAGAAGAAAACAGGCCAAACACACGCCATAAACGACATTTTCATCAAAGCGATTGAAGCACTCGCAAAGGCCAACAAGATTGCATGAGCATTCCAGTTGAAATGACTCACTATCGCTCATGGGTAGTTTGGCGGTATGAGCAACGTAACAACAAATCGACTAAAGTACCGTACTCAGCACGTACTTTGATGCCTGCGAGCGTAACTGAGCCTAGCCATTGGTCAACCTATGGCGAAGCAATCTCGTTGATGCAATCGCGTCATGGTTCGTTCGACGGAATCGGCTTCGTTCTAAGTGACGCAGACCCATACACCATCATCGATCTTGACGATCCGACCGGCGATGTCGGGCAGGTTGAACGCGCTCATAAGGTATTGGAAGCTTTTGCGGGAACGTATAGCGAGATGTCACCCAGCGGTAACGGAATGCACATCATTGTTCGTGGTCGTATCCCACAGGGACGACGCAGAGCCAAGATCGAAATGTACAGCAGCGAACGGTACATGACGATGACCGGCAACACGTACAACGATCAGCCGATCACCGAAAGCGATTACTTCCTGAGTCGGTTGTGGGATGAGTTAGGCGGTCACACCAGCGCAGCGCCAGGGCTTGAAATGAGTAGGCCGCAAATGCTCTCGGATGAAGACTTGTATATGAAGGCGTGCGAGACAAACGAGAAATTCTTGCCGTTGTTTCAAGGTAACTATGCGCAGTGGTATACGTCTCAGAGTGAAGCTGATATTGCACTGGTAAACATCATCTCGTTCTATTCGCGCAACGCCGATCAGATAGCTCGCATGTTCCTTCATAGTGCGTTAGGCAAGCGTGCCAAAGCTCATCGCAAAGACTACGTTGTGCGTATGGTTGAGAAGAGCTTTGACAACCTCGCGCCGGATATCTCACTGGATCAGTTGATGGGCAATTTGCAGCTACAGATTCAGGCTCAAAAGGATGCTGAGCGCGTCGATCCGAAGCCGATGCTTGGCGAGGGTTGGGAGCTGCCGCCTGGGTTGCTCGGAGAGATTGCAAGGTTCATCTACGAGGCCGCGCCGCGACCGGCGAATGAGATAGCCCTTGCTGGCGCTATCGGCCTCATGGCGGGCATCTGTGGGCGATCCTACAACGTTAGCAACACAGGTCTCAACCAATACATCCTGGTACTCGCTTCGACTGGACGCGGCAAGGAAGCTGCGAAGGCCGGTATCTCGAAGCTCATGCGCAAAGTCGGCATGGTACAACCTGGCGCAAACGACTTCGTTGGTCCTGGCGACATCGCATCCGGTCAAGCCCTGGTGAACTACATCACACAGGTTCCATGCTTCGTTTCGATCATTGGCGAATTCGGTCACATGATGGAGACGATGTGTGCTCCGAATGCAAGCACGTCCGAGATAAGCAAGCGCAAAGTGATCCTTGATCTATTCAGCAAATCAGGCAAGCATGATTCGCTTGATCCGCGCATCTATGCCGAGAAAGCAAAGAACACTACGGTCGTGCAATCACCATCGTTTACGATCCTGGGTGAGACCACGCCTGATAGTTTGTTTAAGCACATGACAGAAGACATTGTTGCGACCGGCCTGCTGCCGCGCTTTACCTGTATCGAGTACACAGGAAAGCGTGTACCGCTGAATAAGTTCCACTCCGAAGCGAAGCCGTCAGATGCGCTTGTGGAGAGTGTTGCAACCCTCTGTGCGAATGCACTAACGATGCAGTCTAGAAATGAAGCAATCCCTGTTTTACTTGATGCCGAATCTCAGCAATTCACAGATGACTTTGACACCGCCTGCGATCTAAAAATCAACAACTCTGATAGCGAAGTGACGAAGCAACTATGGACACGCGGCCACCTGAAGCTATTGAAGCTTGCTGCGTTGATCGCTGTGGGCGTCGATCCATTCTCGCCGGTCATCACGCTACGCATTGCGAAGTGGGCCTGCAACATGGTTGAGAAAGACATATCGAACATTCTCAATCGATTCGAGCAAGGCACCATCGGTGCGGATTCAGGTGAACAGAATCAGGTTCGACGCATCCACGAAGTTCTGAAGGATTACATTCATCGTCCGTTTGATGTGACGATGGAGAAGTATCTAGTTGCCGAGGATATGCACCGCGATAAGGTTGTGCAGTTTCATTACCTGGCGAAGAGATTGCTTAGTGCAAAGGAATTCAAACAAGACCGAATGAACGCATCGTTTGCGCTTCGTCGTGCCATCGATCTAATCATCATGGATGGAACACTGGTGGAGGTAAACGCATCGCAGATGCAGCAGCGGTACAAGCGCAATGTGAATGGTAAAGCCTACTTCATTGCAGACCTTCGCAAGCTTGACTGAAGCTGTGACCACCCCTTCAGTGCAGCTCTGACCACCCCTTCTAAAAACCTCTGACCACCCCTTCCAATTTTCCCTTTTTAGTGCAGACTTTTTTAGGGATCAGTGCAGGCATTTTCCAGGGTGGTCATGCAAGAGTCTAGGTTGTGCGCCTGACCTCTGACAAGAGACGGTCTAGAAACGTGCGCGCGTTCGCCTGTGTCATGCCGTCGAATAGCAGCGCATCTAGAATGCGCCTACGTTGGCTAGGACGTTCGCGCGGTCCTGCGTTGACACATTCCACGCACCATTCGTACAGTGTGGCGCTAGGGGTTCGCGAGCTGGTACGGCAAGGGGTTGCAGCAAGGCGAGTTTTAGGACCGCCTGCGCGCCTTATCTTGCGATTGGGTTGGATGCTGGCAACTTCGTCTATCGTTGCGCCTAAGGCGAATACAGCTGCTAGTGGAGTAGGTTGGTTCATTGTTCTAGATCCTTTCAGGTACAAAGAAAAAGACGCCAACCCATTCAAGGGTTGGCGTCAACGTTGGTACAGACTGCCGGTTTAGATTGTGCCTACAGTTTACAGGGTTACTACCCTGGGAAGTATGCCGATTGCACCATTGATTGATTGCGCGAGTACGTGCGCATCGTTACCTATTGCGCCTGTAATGTTGTAGGTTCCATAATCGCGATCAAACGGATTAGCTAACGCACGGCAAACTGTGGGAGTGATATCTGCGATAACTCCCGCGTCGATAGTAAGAATGAGATAGTGGCGTTTATGATTCGTTCGGCTTGCATGAGTCTGTACAATGTACAGTGTCGAATGGTTGCCGATGTATTGTGCGAGCAATGCGCGTGCGTTATGGACTGCACTAAGCATTATTGACCGCCTGGGGGAATGCAATCGTGAGTTGATGCGATAGAAAGTATTCATGCGCCCTGCGTTTGGCATTGTATGCGTTGACGATCCTAACCGCGTCAACGTCTAACGCATCCCAAACAATGTTTGATAGTTCGCCGTTGCAATCTGAAACTTCCATAAGCATCCAATCGAGTCTGTCATCATCATCCATGAATTCAGACAATAGCGATTCGATCAACGTTCCAAGTTGATTAGCGTCCCACTTTGTTACATCGCCAGTCTCAGACCGCCATTCAACTAACGAATTACTGTAGTAACTGATAAAGCCGTCGTAAGATGTAAACTTGGCTTTGATAGCTTTATCTAGTTTGGCCTTATCTGCTTTGCGATACATGGCCTGGGCAATACTTGTAGGAATCTTGATAAAGATACGATCCGTTGCAAAGTTGTACTCCCTGGGCGAAGTCATTTCATCAAAGGTTAGTTGCAGGTCGATCTTTGTTTCACCTTTGAAATACGCGGCAAAGTTTTCCGTATAGAGCTGGGCATAAGCAAGTTGTACCTTTTGCCAGTCGATATGGTCGTACAGTGCGAATTCTTCGCCATCCTCATCGAATAGTTCCACAGCATCGCCGCTATCATCCTGGGCAACTTGTTCTAATGCGCGGTCAAGGTTGTAGGAATGGCTTGACTCGTAAAATCCGCCAAAAGGAATTGTGGATTCAAGCATGATCGCCTTAGCCATTGATAGCCTGCGATCTTGACGCCTGGACAAGTTGAATGATTGCCACGGCTAACTCTTCGGTGCAATTTTCTACTTTCATATCAACGTATCCGTCGCGGGTGATAACTTCGACGTATGCGCCTTTATCGCGATAGTCACTAAATCCCTTATCTGTTATGCGGCTAGACTTGCCTGCGATAGCTGCGAGACGTTGCGACATAGAAAGTTTGTCGTCACGATACTTTGTATGCGCCTTTACAGTGTTACCAATCGATATAAATAGTGGATCGTAAACTGGCAAGAATCGCCGCTTGATATCTTTTGCTATTGCGATAGGACCGCGAAAGATAGAAACATTTATTTTAGGTCGTTCTACGCCGTACGGAAAACTGATACCTAATTCGCTATCGCCGTAATCGAATGAGCCGCTAATCGCAACCTTACCCACAAAGCTGTAAGTGGACCAATTCACCCAAACACGCTTACCGTCATTGTTACGGATGTGTAGAACGTTATTATCTTTGGCATGTTCCCCTTTGACTGGCTCAACTGTCCAAGTGTCGCCAAGTTCCACGCATACAACGGCGAAACATTCACGTATCGCCTTTACAGTTGCAACGCGCTCATTGCGTTCGCGCTGAATTCTTTCATCCCATGATTCTTTGATTGTTTCGCTCATTCTCTTGTCTTCTCATCGGTTCGCGATGGACTAAGTTGATAGTGCGTGAATGTTGACTAAAGACGACGTTAGTTAGCGCGTAACGTTGACGACGATCCTTGCAAAGCCTGCGACGATTGCAGGGAAAAACATGATGCCTACAATGATGGTGCAAAGGATAAGGCGCATCTAAAATCCCCTTTTGTAAAGTTGGCTAGATACAAAGGTTGCGAGATAGTAAGAAACTACGATCATTGTGCCGAGAATGAGAATGTCACCAAGCATCTAATTTGATCCTTTGGCATCCTGGGAATGTTCGTTATAGCTGTATTCACAGTTGGCGCAATAACTGGACAAGACGGCTGTAGGAATGAATTCGTCACAGGGACCTGTATCGTTCCCAGCTTGGCACCCACAGTCGCAGAAATCATCATCGCTATCTAAGGCGATACCGAAACAATCGCGACCAATTGCAGGGAGTGATAATTTTGTTATGTTCATTGTTCAATCCTCAGAATTCGTTAGTGTTGCGCTAAACGTAGACGATAGCCTACAGACTAGGCCGAGTAAGCAAAGCTGATACCGATGCAATACGCTGCAACGTACATTGCAACGATAACGAATGCGATAACGATAAGGGGGGAATTGTTGCGAATGAAGGTCATTTTCGATAGTCCAGTCTGCGCTACGCGCGATCAACGGATATACAACTTACTGTGATAACAATAGACGACATTCCGACGCTTGAAACATCGAATGTAGGCTATTGACGATAATACCTGTGGAAAACTCTATATGGGGTCAAGACCCTTCGATTATGACGTTGGTATATGTGGTCTTAGTCGGATAATGCGCCTGATTACGTTATTAGGGTACGTCCGACAAGTGAATGTTATATATAGATATGAGCAAAAGTCGATCCTAAGTCTAATAGAATCAACAGTATATGAAATATACGTATATAGAAGATAATGCGCAAATAAGGGCAAGACCGAAAAACTCTTCTTTTGAAATGGGGTCTTGACCGTATTATTCACTAAAACCATATATATATATATATCTTATATTATTCATTCTAATAGACTTACCATCGACTTTCGACAAAAGCTATATAGAAGATCGACTGTTCAGACGTACCCTATTATGAGTCTCACTGATACTAACGTGACCATGTTTCGATATCAGCCGTACTAACGTTATTGGGTCAAGACTGCATTATGACGATTTTAGCTCTCATCGTTGGGCATCTAACCCAAAGGTCGCAGGTGCTATCTGTTGCAATCATTGAGCATGTATCGATGCGTCTATGTGATTAGAGAAGAACAAGAGCAACGCGATGCACTGCCGAGTCTGAGACTATGCACCTGGCATGTACCAGACCCCCCACACCCCCATAGGAGTTCCGACCGGCAGGCGCAGCCCCTCACCCAGTCTGACTTGGAATTCAAACTGAAATTGGGGTAAGACCCCATAACGTTACTAGGTGTAGACTATCAACGTTACCAAAGATAATTCAAATTAGGGACAATCAACTACACATAACTTGCATCATACAGCTATATTGTAGTCAACAGCAGTCGGGTTTAGGCCACATACAAACAAAGGAGAGCAACCATGAACGTTACTATAAACAAAGTAGAAGCACCGTCATACAGCAAGCCTGTAAGCATTAGTCAACAGTTCGGTCAAAGGCTTCGGAAACTGAGGACCGAGCGCGGCTATACGCAGTTGCAGCTTGCTTCAGAGATTGGGATTGATCGTAGTTACTTGAGTGATGTTGAACGCGGAGTAAAAAACATGACCACCTGCATACTCTATTCAACTGCGCTCGCCCTGAGTATGTCTCTATCAGACCTCTTTCAAACTGTGGGCAACAATCGGATGCAGGAGCGTTTAAATTGACGTTCTGGAAACTGGTTTCAGGCGTGTTTGTTGGAATGTGGTTGTTCGGAATAACAGCGTATGTTGCGCACTACATGATTACGACGCCGGTTCATGCTTGGTAGTTGATTGGTGTGCCAGGGGCTAAATACGACTCATACAAGTGCAGTCACGCTTCGATGGTCCTATTAAGTGCCCCTGGCACTTTCTCAAGGTACGGTAGGCGAATTCATGTTGTCAATAGGCAACGCTTGACAGTCGTATAAGCGCGTGCGTATTGTGCAGTTCATGGAAGACATCATATTGACAATCGTAGCGTTCGGCCTGGTGTTCGGGCCTTCAATCGTCCACTACTGCTTCTACAGCTACCTCGATAGGCGTCACGCCGAAACGGACCCCCTTATAACTTCTAGGAAAGAGTATGTCGCTAATGGACGGCTTGACGGGCATAGGAACGTCCTGTAGTGTTGTCGATAGCAGTCGAGAGGTCGATAGGAATAATGACTACTAAGATGATGTTCCAAACTGTGCTGGACGGATTCACGACCGCGCAGCTAGAGGCCGAGGCACACCACAGGCTTGCAGTCTTGAACTACACCAGGAATCCGCACAGCAGGGTTTCACGCAACGCCACAGACGACACGATCACCGCAATCCAGACTGAGATTAGCTGGCGGAAGGGAAAGCAGTAATGGGTATCGAGTCAATCTTCAATGGGACGGGCCAGGTTGAGCCGTGGGTGGACGCAGACGCTCTTGCTACCCACCTTGGCTTCAAACCGGATCACGTTCGCAAGATGGCCGCTTCAGGGCAGATTCCGGCCTCTCAGCTACAGAACGGTAAGCGTAAGTTCTGGCGCTTCAAGATCAGCGTGGTTGACAAGGCATTGCAGGCGGCGGCGTGACAGACACTCGCGAAGTAGTAAGGTGTGAACACTGCCGTATGATTCAGTTTCGGTCGGTCCACAACCCGCTCGATTGTCGCCGGTGCGGTAAGCTGCTTATCAAGGCTGACATGCCGGTCGCACCGCCGCAGTCGAAGATGGATCGTATTGACACACCTATTAGCGATGGAACACTGAATGTGGGCTTTGCAGTCTCTACCATGCGTCATTTGCGCAATATGTCACAGAACGATCTATCGGGGAAGATGGACGTACCTCGCACTTACATATCGAAGATCGAGAACGGCAACTCAGTTCCAACCCTCGCATCTTTGAACCGTTTCGCCGTCGCACTGGATGTCACGCTATGGCGGCTTGTACAAATTGGTGAATATGGCACGTTGTAGTTGTCGTATCAAGCTGTCGTAGTGTACTATCGTAACAACAGAACGAATTGAGGCGAACACAATGACCGAAGTACCGTACGACGAACACGAATTGCAAACCGCAGCAGAGGAAGTCTTGCTTGGTTTGTACGCCGATGGTTGGCTTAGGTTTGAGGAACTTGGACCGACGCTTTGCGCAATGATTGATGGAATCATTGCATCGGAGCGTGCGGCATGAGCGATTCACCGAACCAAACAAAGACTATTGATATTGTCAAAGGATTGGCATTGAAGAGTCATAGCCTGTTGACTAAGCAGGAAGCTGAAAACGTCGCTTATGTTGAGCGCATGTTGAATCCGCTGATCGTTACTCGCGACGGCGTACCTGTAGAAGATCAAGTTGCTGGTCTTGATGAATTCAAAGAAGCGTGCATTGCTAAGGGTAGACACGCTGAGAGCATGGAACGTCTGTTCGCTGGATCGCGCGGCGGTTGTAAGACTATCGAGGCAGAGGAAGCAACTGATGAAGTTGAAGCTATCGACGTTCTGAGAACAGCAGCTAAGCTAGGTCTAATGGGCCTGCTGAAGAGCGGCAGGTTGACCACAACCGAGGCAAGCGAGCTGTATGCGCTTGTGGCTAAGTTGGCGGTGAGCAAATGAGCCGTCTATCGTTCCAGACCGGCACTCTCGTAAAGGTTCCCACAGTCAAGGGCTTTCGCTGGGTGTTGCGCTACTACCGCGACGGCGTACAGAAGGCTAAGACTGTGGGCACACACCTAACGCTGCCGACCGAAGCTTTGGCCCGCATGAAGGCGAATGAGCTTGTACCGGCAATCAACGATACAAACCCGATCTATACCTTCGGTCAGTTGGTTGCGAAGTACGAGCTTGACGAGATGCCGTCACGCGAAGATACCGCAGCTTCCTATCGTTCCATGCTGAAGCACTTGAGCGCCGGGTGGTCAGATGTGCCGGTCACTGACATGCTCAAGAATCTCATGGCGATCCAGTCGTGGTTGTCTGATTTGAAGGGCAAGACTGGTAAGCCGCTGTCGAAGAAAACGAAACAGCACATCAAAGCGTTGTTACACCGAATCATTGAATGCGCTATGCGGTGGGGTTATCTGCCGGTGGATCGCAACCCAATCAGTCTCGTTGAGGTCAGAGTTTCGGGGATACAGCCGAAGAAACGCCTCAAGGTTCCCTTGACGCTGGGCCAACTCAAGTTCGTATTTGCGGACAAGGAAATTGCGCATCATGTGCGAGTTATGATTTCCATCGCCGTCTTCACTGGAATGCGTGTTAGCGAAATACTCGGCTTGCGTTGGGAAGACATCGATCTTGCCGCTGGCACGGTGAGCATTCAACGCAGCTTCGTAGGCAAGTTCGTTGGCGAGACCAAGACCCAAAGCAGCGAAGCCGTTCTCCCACTGCCGGATCAACTCGTTACGATCCTCGCGACTTGGCAGACGGAGCAACCTTCGATCAATGGGTGGGTGTTTGGCAGTGTCACGACGGGCAGGCCGTTCCACCGCGACTCGCTTCAAGCGGATCACCTGTTGCCTGCGGGCCTTCGGCACGGCATTCAAGGTCTTGGCTGGCATACGTTTCGGCACTCGCATATTGCGTACCTCCGAGAGATGAAGACCGCACCTGAAGTACAGATGATGCTCATGCGTCACTCCGATATGCGTACCACTAACTCATACGGTCGTGATGGTGGATCGTTGGAACTAAAGCGGCCTGCGAATCAAGCTGTCGTAGATTTCATCGTAGGAAGGGAAGGCTAAAATTGGTCTTCTCTAGTTCTTCTCTATGTAATTCGGTAGAAAACTACAAAACCTGCATGGTTGTTGGTTGCGGGGGTAGGATTTGAACCTACGACCTTTGGGTTATGAGGCTAAATGCTCTCTGATTTCAAAGGCTTTATAACCGCTGTAGTCTATAGAAGGCGCTTTAGAATGTGTAGTTTACAGTTCGCTTTTTTCTGTTGCTCTCTAACTCTTCTCTAATCAAGGATGGATCAATGGCCGCACCTACACCTGAATCATTAGCAAAGAATGGAACGGAGGATTGCCACCAGGCAGCGTTGTTTTGCTGGTGTTCACTACCGGATCAACAAGCGAAGTTTCCACAGTTCAATAGGCTACTATTCGCTATACCGAATGGAGGTGAACGTAACGTAGCTGTAGCTGCCAAGATGAAAGCAACTGGAACGAAGGCTGACGTATCGGACATATTCTTATCTGTCGCACGCGGCGGATATCACGGTCTCTATATCGAGTTGAAGAAGTTTGGAGGTAAAGCAAGAAAGGGCCAGATTGAGTTTATCGACGATGCAAGGCGCGAAGGTTATTGCGGTTATATCGTCGAAGGATGGGAAAACGCCAGAGACTTGCTAGTTTGGTATATGGCGCTGTAGCGTAACGATGTACCAACAGAAGTAGAGGAGACCAATTGACGTACTTTGCAGAGCTTATCGAGGCGTTACAATCCGGCAAAAAAGTTAGACATTCTCGTTGGGCCAATACAACCAAAGCCTTCATTCAAAACAACCAATTTGTAATTCAGTGTGGTGTGAAGACCCCACACAACTATGATTTGTCTTGGCAAGAATTGACTGAGAAGAAGTGGAGTGTGCTGTGAAGGAAGCCTTCAAAGAACAGCGTTTTAGTCGGGCGAGCATGTCGGTTATTGAACACGCAAACCTGATAATCAATCAACACAAAGCCGAAGACTCTGTTGTTACTCTTCGCCAACTCTATTACTGCCTGGTTCAACGAAGTCTGATTGCGAATAAGGTTAGCGAATACAAACGTGTTGCGTCGATCATCAGCGATGCTCGCGTAGCAGGACTGATTGACTGGAATGCGATTGAGGATCGTGTTCGGCTCTTGCGTGAGATTCCCACGTATGCGACTCCGAACAGCTTTGTGCGCTCGCAGGTTGACCAGTACGCTGAGCATATCTGGTACAACCAACCTGTTTACTGCGAGGTCTGGATAGAGAAGGAAGCTCTTGTGGGCGTTATTGAGCGGTCCTGCGTGCGCTACAGGGTGCCATTCTTCGCCTGCCGAGGGTTTGCGTCACAGTCGTCTCTCTATGAGGCTGGGGCGAGGCTCAAGGCCAAGATTGACGAAGGAAGGGAGGTTGTGATCTTCCACCTAGGCGATCACGACCCAACCGGCCTAGACATGACTCGCGACAACGACGAAAGGACCAATATGTTTGCCCGCACGCTGGCCGGTGTACGAGTCAACCGTATCGGCCTCAACATGGATCAGATTGAGAGGTTCAACCTTCCACCTGATCCAATGAAGATTGTAGACAGTAGAGCATCCGATTACACAGATCGGTACGGGGATTGCTCCTGGGAGCTGGATGCACTGCCGTCGAATGAAATTGAACGGCTAGTCGTGTCGTCTATCGAAGGCGTAATAAACAAAGCCTCGTTCGATAAAGCGTTGACTGCCGAGGCTGAAGCACGCACTCAACTGATGCTTATATCGAAGCATTGGGGCGATGCGCTTGATGTGTCAAAAGCCGCACAGCAGGCCCAGCCATGAAGCACCGCTTGGAACGTTGGTATATCGAAACCGAAGAGTTTATTGAAGCGCATCCGAAGCTCGCAATATCGTTCGTATGCTTGTTGTTACTCGTAGCTCTAGCCGTGACCGGAGGCGACAATGTATAAGCTTTGCGAAGGTATCGAGTTTGAAGACAATAGCGTGGAAATGAAAGAAACTGTAACGCCTGCGTTTCCTACCCTGTGGGATGCTATTGAGTCACTTCGCGATCTTTCATGCAGCCAACACCGAAAGTTGGAAGTAGTTGAGCTTGGTTTGTTCCGGCATTGTCCTGAAGCTCTCATGGCAATGCGCCAGGTATGGAATGAGAAGGGATTGCAGTTTTACAAACTTTGGATCATCAAACGTAGTTTTGTCGTTGACAAGGCGTAGTTAGTCGGCTAGTGTAGTCAATAGACGGAATTCAAATCGTACAAGGAATCACGAGGAAGCAAACATCATGTTGACATCGGTAAAGAATAAGGCCCAGCGCAATGAACTCATCTCTCTTCTCACCTTCATCGTCGCGGGAACGCTTAGCGCGGCTGGTTTTGCTTTCGTGCCGAAGGCTGAGGCGGAGAAGCTTCACAAGGCCGAACCAACCTTCATCACGCTCGATGCGACGGTGAAGAATGATTCGGGCCAGATCAAGGCCGTTGCAACTCAGGTTGCGATTGACGCTCTGGCGCTGGGCGCAACAGAAACGGTGAAGTCGGAAGGCGACGCTGTTGGAACGATTGAGCCAAACACGTTCGAGATGGGCTTTGGCGTCGTTCCCGACATTCAGCGTGGTGGAGCGAAGAGCGATAGCTATCCGTTCGCATCGCTGAGTGAGCCGAAGGTTGATCCTTCGACCGGCCAGAAGTCGTGTGCATTCTTCTTCATCGCGGCAACCGAAGCATTCCCCAACCCAGCCAAGCGCCTTGCATCGACCGTCGCCAGCGCGACGAAGCGTTACAAGGATCAGACGCCTCCTCGCCAGTTCACGATCCGCAAGGTCGTCGATGCCGATAAGAAGGTTCTCGGAGCACGGGTTTATCGTACCGTCTAACCAGACGTAGCGATCAATCGAAGTATAGAAGCCTACCTCACAACGAGGTAGGCTTCTTTTTGCTTGTAGACGATAGGCGACACTGCTATGCTGCCTCTATGAATTGGGCTGCTATTGCTGCTGTCATCTCCAGTCTTACGCTCTTGGCAACCCTGCTAGTCGCTCCCTACGTTTACGGCAAGCTCACACAGCAGACCGCCGATAATAATAAACGCCTGGACGGGCACGACGCTCGCTTTATCCGGCAAGAGTTGGTACTTGACGAGCACCGCGAGATTCTTAGCGTACATGGCAGCGGGATCGAAGGTTTGAAACAGTGGCGTGATGGCTACAACGCGGCTACAAAGCGAGTCGAAGGATCGAAATGAGCGACGTAGACGTAGCGATTGATTTTGTGCTTCGCCAGGAAGACGCTCGCATGTCGGGCATCATTACGAACGTGCCTGGTGATAAGGGCGGTCGCACGCGCTTTGGTGTTGCTGAGACCTCGCATCCTGAATTGACCCACACAGGTTTCTACGACACGATGAGCAACGCAGACGCGCTTGTTGTAGCTCGTACTGTGTACCGCTACGCTTATGCTGCTGCGCTCATGCTGTCGTCTATTGACGACCAACAGACTTCAAACGCACTCCTGTCGTTCGCTATCAACGAAGGCACCGTTAGCTCAATCAAGGTCTTGCAGCGTGCCTTACAGGGTATCGATCCGAAGTTGATTGTTGATGGAGAGTTTGGACCGGGCACGCTCGCAGTGTTGAACGCTGGCCCTGCCGCAACAGTTCTGAAGTTACTTGGTGTGTTTCAACGAGCACACTATAGCGCGATCATTGCTGCGAATCCTAGCGATGCTCAGTTTCGCGATGGATGGATCAACAGAGTCAATCAGGATACTACGGCAGCTTAGGAGCGACATGGCACAGCATATCGATAGCGTTAGAACGTCGGGCATTACGCTAGTGAATCGCGCGGGGTTCTATACGGCTATGCGACCTGGCGACTTGGTGTTCTGCTGGGGGTCGCCGCTGATTAGCAAGGCGATTGAAGATTTCACTCATGGTCCTTCGCATGTATTGAAGGTGTGGCTTCCTTGGTCAACGGGTCCGTGGCTGACGTTTGAAGCCGAGTTTGGTAAAGGTGTTCGCTTCGGCAAGTTTGACGACTATATGAACTACCCAGGCGACATCGTTCTATGCCGTCGTTCGCTAACGATTGAACAGATCGAAGCCGAGTTGACCTACGGTGCGACGTTGCTGGATGAAGCATACGACACGATTGAATTCTTCAGCTTGATTGCGCGTGACATTTGCAGCAAGTTACCGCTCATTCAACCGGAGCATGAGCTGTTTTGCAGCGGTGCTCAACAGGCAGTTGCAAAGAAGTCAATCCCGTTCGACGTACCGGATCGTCCCTGGGCGAATCCCAAACAGCTTTACACCGAGGCCAGCGTAACGGCTATCTGCGCGATGTTACAGGGGAGCAAATGACTATCGATATATCGAAGCTCACAACGAATTGGAAGACGACCGCAAACGGTATCTGTGGGCTGGGTATCGCCGTCATCCTCGCTGTTACTGTGTTGCCGCCGACTGCTGGCAAAGCAACCGTTGCTGTCGCAGCATTACGTGCTGTTGTGGCGTTCCTTCAGGTGGATGCCAAGTGAAGATCACCATTTCAAACCCGTTCAAAAGTAAGACGGCGAAAGCCGTGGAGTAAAAGATGGCAACTGTTCCTGTAACAGTTCCTGTTCCTTCTGTGCCGGTTTCTACGCCGGTTGCGGCTAAGCCGAACGGCTTTATCCGTTTCATCGACACGATCAAGGCCGACTTCAAGAAATTTGAGCCTATTGCAGAAGAAGTTGCGGTAGCTGCTGAGCCGCTGCTGGCGCTCTCGCCTATTGGCCCTGAGTACAACTTGGTTGTGAATGCCATTGTGGGCGCACGGAAGGCAGCAGATGCTTCGTTGTCGGTTGGTGCAAACCTGAATGGCACACAGCAGATGTCGCTTGTTCTGGCCGCGATCACCCCTGGTGTTACTGCGGTACTCGCCTCCAAGGGCATCACTGAGTCGGCAACGGTTACTGCCGCAATCGCTCAGTTTGTGCAGAATGTCTACGGTCTGCAAACCGGGCCTGCTTACATTCCCTCCAAGTAACCAACCCCAGGGTGCCACAAATCATCGTGGCACCTTATAGGTTCCTTCATGTCATCGGTCGCCACATTGCCGGATATTGACGACACGTTGAAGCTTCGCTTCGCTGAAGGATTTCTGCGTACCAAGAACGCCGCGAATACCGCGATGGATTTGATTGCCGACACAGGTCAAGCTCTTCGTGCTGCACGTATGCTGCCGCATGATCCGGTTGTGCTTGCTGAGATGGATCGCCTAAAGGAAGAAGTTGGAGAAGAAGGTTTTCTCCCTAACCGTGCGCAGATCGCTCGCGAGATTTACGACCGCGCTAAGCTATGCGGTGATCCTGAAGGCTATGAACGTTTGATGAAGCTGTACGCCAACGTGCGCGGCTTTATCGAGAAGCCTGGTGCGACGATCAACGTTGATAATAGCGTAAAGAACGTGATGTATGTCAAGGATCACGGCACTGATGAAGAATGGGCAGCAAAGGCTGCGATACAACAGCGCAACTTGACGTTGGATGCTATCAATGTCAACTAAGGAAGCAACCGTTGCAATCAATCGGGCAAACGCTTCTAAGCGGTTTGCTCTAAATGTTGTTTGGCAACCGATACCAGGTTCAAGCCAAGAGTTCGCATTAGATTCGCGTGCCGACCACACGTTGTTTACAGGTTCGCGTGGTCCTGGTAAGACCGATACGCAGCTCATGCGCTTTGCTCGCAAAGTTGGAATGGGTTACGGCGCTGCATGGCGCGGTGTGATCTTTGATCGCGAGTATAAGAATCTCGACGATCTAATTATCAAGTCAAAGAAATGGTTCCCTCGCATCTTTGGCGATAGCTGCCGCTTTCTTGAGTCGAAGGGTGATTACAAGTGGGTGTGGGACACAGGCGAAGAGTTACTGTTTCGCGTAATCAAGAAACTGTCCGACTACAACAACTATCACGGCCACGAATATCCGTTCATTGGTTGGAACGAGCTAACGAAGTATCCAACGTCTGAGCTGTACGACATGATGATGTCGTGCAACCGTTCATCTTGGACACAGGAGAAGGATAGTCCGAAGGATAAGGCCGGTAACTACACTCTTCCACCGATCACCCTTGAAACGTTCTCGACGACCAACAGTAGCGGGCCAGGGCATCGCTGGGTGAAGGCTCGCTTTATCGACGTAGCGCCATACGGCGTTATGGTCTCACGCACTACCAACGTATTCAATCCGAAGACTCAGAAGCGCGAAGATGTAACACGTACTCAAATCGCAATCTTCGGATCGTACAAAGAGAATATCTATCTTGATCCTGCATACGTTGCTGAGCTTGAGAACATCACCGATCCTAACCGGCGTAAGTCGTGGTTGGAAGGTAGCTGGGATGTCGTATCGGGCGGTGCATTCGATGACGTGTGGAAGAAGGAAGTTCACTGCATTCCGCGTGCGGTGATTCCGGCTAACTGGTATCTGGATCGTACCTTTGATTGGGGAAGCACAGCGCCGTTCTCTGTGGGCTGGTGGGCCGAGGCAAACGGTGAAGAGATGCAATTCCTCGATGGACGCCGTTGGACGCCTGCACGCGGCTCTCTGATCCTCGTACACGAGTGGTACGGCGCTGATCCGAAGGCGATCAACAAAGGTCTACGCATGGCCGCTGGCGACATCGCTACGGGCATCGTAGAGCGCGAGATAGCCATGATGTCAACGGGCTGGATACTGACGCAGCCATATGGCGGGCCTGCTGATAACCAGATTAGAGACGTGCGAGAGGCCGACGTTGAAACCATCGAGAAAAAGATGGGCGATAAGGGCATTCGGTGGACTAACAGCGATAAGTCAAAAGGCTCTCGCAAGATCGGTGTGGAGTTGTTTCGCGGCATGTTGGAGAACGCGACAAAGAAGGAAGGCCCAGGCTTCTACGTGATGGATCATTGCATCGCGTGGATAACCACAGTGCCGGTGTTACCTCGCGACGATGACGATCCAGACGATGTTGATTCTGAAGCCGAGGATCACCCTTGGGATAAGACGCGCTATCGAGTTTTGAAGGGCCGCAACAGGATTGCCAGAAGTATTCGAGTTTCATTACCGCACTAAGAAGAGGTTTATATGCCAGGTACAGGCGCAGGTTATATTCGCGATGAAGCAGCTCAACTACTAAGCATCTGGTGGATGATTCGCGATGCTATTGAGGGCGAGCCTGCAATCAAGGGTGAGTTCGGTACACGCGCAACGTACTTTCCGGTTGCTGAGCGAGGTTATAGCCTTGCTGATTATTACCTACCGCGTCCAAACTGCACCGACAAGTCTCTTGCTAATCAAGAGCGGTACAGAGCGTATGTGCGTCGTGCATTGTGGTACAACTTTACGTCACGCACGCTCGACGGTCTGGTAGGACAGATATTCCTGCGTCCACCTGTAACAACGCTGCCTACAGAGCTGGATGTTCTTGATATGGATTGCGACGGCGAAGGTCTCACGCTGACGCAGGTAGCCAAGCGTACTGCGCAGAGTGCTCTTGCTTATGGTCGTGCGGGCCTGTTCACCGACTTTCCAACGGTTGCTGGACCGCAAACGGTTGAGCAAATAAAGAACAACAACATTCAGCCGATCATCAAGCACTATCACCCTTGGTCCATTCGTAATTGGGCGACAACCAAGCGCGGCGCAAAGCATGTTTTGTCTTTGGTTGTGCTCGAAGAGATTCACATGATCGAAGTTGATGACTTTGCGATGGATACGCAAATCAAATATCGCATTTTGCGGCTTGATCCTAAGACATGGATTTATAGCGTCGAAATGTGGTGTGAAGACAAGCCTGCTGATAGAGACGCAAAGAACAAAGGCAAAGCAAAGGCCGACCAGCAGAATTCAACCTACACGATGGATGACAGTTTTACACCAACCGACTCAGCAGGTAAAACATTCGATGTTATTCCATTCACCTTTGTTGGATCGGAAGCGAATGATATCTGGCCGGATCGCCCACCGCTGTACGATCTAGCGTCTTTGAACATTGCGCATTACCGTAACTCGGCAGACTACGAGGAAGCTTGCTATATCGCAGGTCAACCGACGCCGGTAATCTCAGGTCTTACCCAGGAATGGGTAGAGACAGTCTTGAAGGATGGAATGGAATTAGGTTCGCGGGCAGCAGTTATGCTTCCTGTGGGCGCTAAGGCTGAGCTGCTACAAGCTAACGCAAACATTATGCCGTTTGAAGCGATGAAGGCTAAGGAAGAGCAAGCCTTGTCTCTAGGCGCGAAGTTGGTCCAACATCAGAAAACGGTTAGGACTGCTCTCGAAGTCATGGTTGATACGACCTCTGAAACGTCAACATTACATAACGTTGCAAACAACGTATCGAGTGCATTGCAGCAGAATTTAGGTTGGGCTGCACGATTTGCAGGTTCCAAAGTTGCAACCGACAAGCCTATTGCGTACAAGCTCAACACCGAATTCGAGCTGACACGAATGAACGCGAATGATCGTCTCGCTGTTGTAAAGCTATGGCAGAGTGGCGCTATCGCATTCACAGAGATGCGTGATGTGCTTCGTGTCGATGGTACTGCGCAGCTTGACGATGTTACGGCGCTGGCCTTGATTGAGAAGGAGCAAGCTGCTGCTGCGCTACTCGGCGGTGCTCCTATCGCTGACCCATTGCAGGCCGTTACACCTACGGCACCTGAGAACACACCCAATGCCAGCGGCGGGCCTGCGAAGCCTGCTGCTAAGCCCACATCGAAGCCTGCTGCGGGAGCTTCTAAGTGAGCAAGCACTTACTAGACCTCAAAAACGATAACCTTTACCTCTTCAACCTGTTGTTTCGGCACCAGGTTTATTTAGAAGGGGTAAAGGCCGGTTTTGCACGCAACTACAAGAAGATGTTGACTGATCTATACGATGAGTTTGCAAAGTATTTCGGCAAGACCGAATACAACTCGATGGATGACTTTACGCGAGTTGAGTTGCATAGATTCATTCAACGTTTTCTCACTGCACAGGATTCTTTCTATAGCACCTACACGCAACAGCTAATCGAATTACTGAAAGCATTCATAGCTGTTGACGTGGATGTTAGCAACGCGATCTATGTAGCTGCTACAGGTAAGAGCACAACTGAGCGTGCGGATCAGCCAAAGCCCGCTGATAATCCACCAACGCTTGCTCTTTACCAAACAAGCGGTACTGAGGCCGGTAACGACGCACTGTGGGCGACCATAGCTGACACAATCATACCTGCTAACGGGTTGACTATACCTGAAATGTTAGAACAATTCGGCAACGCAACTAAGTCGAAAGTAAGTATGTTGATGAGTCGCGCTTATGCAAACGGCGACACAATGCGCGACACAATGGGAATGATTGTCGGCACTCGTAGCAGCAATTTCAAAGACGGGTTATTCGCTACATTTTCAAATCAGAATAACGCACTTATAGCTACAGCTATTCAACATGCAAGTAGCATCCTTCAAGCTGGCATAGCTAGTGTCCATTTCAATCAGTATGTTTGGGTAGCTATCCTGGACGGCAAGACTACCGTAATCTGCCGTAATAGAGACGGTAATATATACGTTTATGGGGAAGGTCCGCTACCGCCAGCGCATTACTTCTGCCGTAGTAAGGCAGTCGCTTTATATGTAGACGGTGAGACGTTTGATACGCCGAATACTTTCTACGATTGGCTAACTACTCAACCCGACGAAGTTATTGCTGACATGCTAGGACAAGCTATCGCAGCACAAATAATTGCAGGCGATCCGAAAATAAAAGGTATTTCTATAACTGACTCAGTTAGCCCCTTGACACTCAGCGCCTTCAGAAGCAAAATCAATCTAATAACGTTGTAGACAATAGACGACACGAGGAAATATGAGACGCAAGATTAGCAAAGCGGAGTTCGATGCACTCTCTCCTGAGATGAAGGTGATGTACGTTGCCGATGGCGAAGGCTACAAGCTGCCGCTCGTTGACGACGACGATCCCGACGCATTGCGCCGCGCTCGCGACCGCGAGAAGGAAGAGAACAGAGTATCGAAGGCCGCGCTCGCTGATGCGCTCGCTAAGGTTGAAGAGCTGACGATTACACCCGCTCGTAAGACGGGTGACATCGCAACGCTTGAGGCGTCATGGGCCGGTAAGTTGACTACCGAACAGGCATCATCGAAGGTAGTCATCGACAAGCTGAAGTCGCAGATTAGCAGCATCTTGATTGAGCAAGCCTCGAACAAGGTTGCTTCGTCGATCACTGCGACACCCGAGCACGCTGCGTTGCTGATGCCTCACATCACTTCTCGCTTTGAAGTGGTTGAAGACGGCGATATGCCGGTTGTGAAGATCAAGGATGCTTCGGGCCGCATTTCGGCATTGAATTTTGAGGAGTTCGGGAAAGAATTGGTTGCAAATCCCAACTTCGCCTCGATTGTAGTAGGTAGTAAGGCGTCTGGTGCCGGTGGCACTGGACAACGAAGCTCGCTTCCTGCCGGTGGTGCCGGTAAGAAGTTTAGCGAAATGTCAGAGTCGGCACAGCGCGATCTATACCGCGCTAACCCCGAGGAATGGCGTCGTCTCAGAGCCGCTGAAACCAAGTAAGCGGTATTTCGTTGTCCAAGGTGAAACATGGCAAACGTAACACTTTCCGATGTAATTATCCCCGAGATGTTCCTTGCCTATGGCACGGTGGATTCGCCTGAGCGCATTTCTTACTTGCAGAGCGGTGTGGTTCGCAGCGACGAAGAGTTGAATGCCATCGCGAATCGCGGCGGTCAGATCACAACGATGCCCTTCTGGAATGATCTTGATTCCACGATTGAGCCAAATGTCAGCACCGATAGCGCAGCAGACGTTGCAACGTCGCAGATTGTCAGTGCTGGCGACATGACGGTTCGCATTTGTGATTACAACCAGCAGTGGTCTGCTGCTGATCTTGCGGGCATGTTGGCTGGTTCAAATCCGATGGAGCGCATTCGTGCTCGCACGGATATGTATTGGGCGCATCAGTGGCAACACAAGCTTGTTGCGGTGAGTCTTGGTGTTGCTGCTGCGAACAAGCTCAACAACGCGAGCGATATGATCTATGACGTTTCGACGACTGTTGCGGGCGCGCCTGGTGCGGGCAACATCTTCTCGCGTACTGCGTTCACTGAAGCGGCCTTCACCAGCGGTGATCGTTTCGATGACTACGTTGCAATCGCCATGCACTCGAAGGTCTTTCAGACTCTTTCGAGCCAAGAGCTTATCAACTTCATTCAACCTTCGGATGTACCGCTTGCTGTGCCTTACTACGACAACAAGCGTGTGATCGTCGATGACGGTATGCCGATGTTGGCTGACGGCTTCGGCAACTTCAAGTACACGACCGTTCTGTTCGGCCAGGGCGCGTTTGCCTTCGGTGAGGGCCAGCCGCTTGTGCCGGTCGAAGTCTTCCGCTGGCCTTCGCAGGGCAACGGCGGCGGTGTTGAGGAGCTTCATCTGCGTAAGCGGTGGATCATCCAGCCGAACGGTCACAGCTTCACCAGCACCACCCTCGCGAGCCTTTCGCCTGTGAATGCTGAGCTGGCGCTTCCTGCCAACTGGATTCGCAAGGTGCCTCGCAAGAACGTACCGATGGCCTTCCTCGTCTCCAACGGCTAACCAATCGGGTCCGCACGGCTTGCATAACGTGCGGACCCTGGCTTCTTGCGCTACAGAATCCCATCACCAGGAGCTTTATATGGCGCATCCTCCCGCACAGAACTCTCCCTATGAAGGCGTCAATGCCTTTGGGGGCAATACCAACAACAAAAGCGTTGCAGCGCGGATCGCCGCGAGCAAGCCCGACCGTATCAGCGGCTCACCGATGCACCTGGTAGCAGCGCGGATCGCAAGCGAACAGGCCAAGCTTGACGCAGACAAGGCAGCGTTCGCACTACAACTGGAAGAGTTTGCAGCACGGCAGGCTTCGCTTGCTGCTGTGGGCACGCCTACCACCCCTGGTGCTCCCTCAGTCGCTCCCGATGCCGCCAGCGCCGCGCCTACCGCGCCTGCTGCCCCTATCAACGCGCCTGAGTGGAGGCCGAAAGCTCAGTAACGATCAACCGTAGCAGGAACACCGTGGCGGGCTAAGAATATGGCTTTGATTGTGGAAGATGGAACAGGGGTAGTAGCAGCACAGACCTATGCAACGGCTGTTCAAGCGCGTGCATACGCTGCGCTTCGCGGGGTTGCGCTTGCCGCTGTCCCTGCTGCCCCTGCCCCTGATCCAGTTGAGATTCAGCTTGTACTTGCGATGGACTATCTGCAAGGCAAGGCGTTTGTGGGTATGGCAGCAACGAGCACTCAACCGTTAGCTTGGCCTCGCGTCATGCATCCTGAATGGTCACTTATGCTGATGGGATTCGGTTCGTTCGATCCTACGACATACATCCTGCCGCAAGCAATCCTCGATGCGCAGTGTCAGCTTTGTATCGAGCAATTCAATAGCATACCGCTTCAACCTACAACCCCAGGCGGCATCGATGGACAGTTTGTATTGCGGTCTAAGGTCGATGTGATTGAAACGGTGTATTCGGAGCGCCTGGGTACACTCTCGCAGCCTACGATGCCTGCCGTTGATGTTCTGCTGCGTCCCTGGGTTATCAAAGGTGGCGGCTCTAGCTCGCTAAGAACAGTGAGGGTCTAATGAGCCTTCTTCAAGCTGCAAAGCTGGCGGCGCGAGCGGTCCAAAGCGACGGTGAGTTGTGCGCGTGGAACACGCAAGCTCTGCCGTCTGTGCCCAATGCTGCGCAACCGTGGATCACCGTTGACGGAGCACTCACACAGACGCCAGTACCAATTCTATTCACCGTAGACAAGTCGCAACCGTTCTTGGCATTACTCAAAGGATCGGTCGTCGAAGAGAGCACACAGAAGGCAATCATGGCAGGTGTGACATTCATACCGAAGGCCGACGATGTGATTCTTCGTAGCGACGGTGTAACGAAGCTGGTATTGAAGTCTGCAACCCCTGTAGCACCTAACGGTATTGCGATCATCTGGTACTTGGTATTCAAAGCATGATTACTGATATCCAAGCCGAAGATGAAGTGTTTGGTATTGCTAACAGTGCATGGCTTGCCGCCATTGTGGGCATCGATCTTACTTACGTGCCAGCGATCTATTTTCCAGACGCTATTGTTAGCACGCCTGACCCGACACAGATTTACGCTGAGTGTGATTTGAAGATCGTTCTCTCGAAGCAAGCTAGTCTGTGCCGGTATCAAGGCCAGTCTTTCAGCGACAACATCGGTTTACTTTCCATTCAGATTTATTCACCTAAGCAAAGCGGTTCTTCGTTGCGTGTCGCAAAGATCATCGGAGCGACAATCAAGAACGCTTTTTGCAAGCCTTCGCCTTCGGGTTATATCTGGTTTCAAGGCCAGCGGATTACACCAGTCGCAGGCAACGCAACACGAAACCAAGTGAATGTAGTTGTTACATGCACCTATCGCACAATTCAATGAGGAACAAATACCATGCCCGCAACGATTGACAGTAATAAGACAGGTCTTACCTACGCCGAAGAAGTATCTTTACAGGTACTTGCGGCAGTGCCGGTGTGGTATCCATTGGAACCAAACACCTACTCTGCGTTCGGCGGCGACTTGAAGACGGTATCGCGTGAGCCTATCAATGCTACGCGGCAACGTTCCAAGGGAACCGTAACCGATCTTGATGTAACGGCTGGATTCGCCCACGATTTCATCCAAGGCCGGATGGCACGGCTGTTGCAGGGCTTCTTCTTCGCCTTTGCGCACCAGAAACCGCAGACACAGCCTCTCCACGGTGCGCCGGTCGTCATCACTGGCGTAACTCTGAATGCCGGATTGGGAATCAACGTTACCGCTGCTGCCGGTCTCGCTGTATTTCCCGCAATGGCTCTCGTCAAAACCAGCGGCTTTACAGCTCCCGCAAACAACACGATTCTTCATGCTGCCGCTGCCGGTGCTGCCGGATCGCTCGCGCTTGGTGCCTATCTATCGGGCGCAACCAACGCCGCGCTTCAGGCTGACGCCGCGCCGCTCGCCACAGCAGCTCTTGAGGTTGTGGGTACGGCTTTGAGCGGTGACGTGTTGCTCTATGGACCTGGTTCTATCTACAGCGGTGGCCCGGTGATCCAACCATTCCTTGAGTCGGCAGCAACGATCAATTTCACCACCCTTGGCCTCATGCCCGGTGAGTGGGTGTATCTTGGCGATGCTGACGATATGCTCGTTGACGTATCGGCAAGCGAGCATAACTTTGTTGGAGCGGGCAATGTTCGCAATCGCGGCTACTGTCGCATTGGTTCGATCAGCGCAACTCAGCTCGTATTCGATCTATCGATCGGTTCCGAAAGTTGGGCTTTGGGCACTGGAGCGGGTGGTTCTACACCTGTAGGCGTGTCGGGTTTCGTGAGCATGTACTTCGGCACGGTGATCCGCAACGAGCCTATTCCGGCCAACATCGTTCGCACCACGTACACCTTGCAGCGTTACCTGGGGCAAGGTGTGAACAACGAAGACAACCTGGAATATGTGAGCGGTGCGGTTCCCAACGAGTTCACGCTTACAATCCCGTCCAATAGCAAGCTTGCTTGCGACTTCACGTTCGTTGGGATGAACACCGAACAGGCGTATCTTGCTTCGTTGCCAGGAACGTATGTTCCACTCACCCCTGAAGATGCTTACAACACGTCGCAGGATATGTATGCGATGTTGCTGTACATCATAGACACAACCAAGACCACTCAAGCTCCGCTCTTCGGCTATGCGACGAACGAGAAGCTTGTAATCAACAACAACACGAAGACCAACAAAGCTATCGGCGTAGTTGGCGGCTTTGAAGCGAACACTGGCAACTTCGATGTATCAGGGTCTCTTACTTGCTACTTCGACGACATCGCCGCACTTCAGGCTGTCCGTCAGAATGCGAACGTTGGCCTCACCAACATCTTCGCCAAAGAGAACGCCGGTTTCATCCTTGATCTTCCGTTGCTGACGCTGGGCACCAAGGGTCTAAAGGTGGAACAGAACAAGCCGATCATGGCAGACGTAACCCACACTGCTTCGCCTGGTGTGGAGAACTACACCACGCTTTACAACAACTTCACCTATCTACCAGCTTCGGCTATGGCGGAATACGTCGGCTAAGCTGTCGCACCGAGCAAGGGGGTAGAGATACCCCCTTGTATCTCACTACCAGGAGTTTCAAATGTCATTGTTTGCGCAGTTTGCTACCGACCGCAAGGCTGAAGTCGAAGGCATCGAATGCACGTTCGACAACGAAGCATTCTTTCGTCTCTCGCGTATGGGCAAGACCAACAAGCGGTATCAGAAGATGTTGGAAGCCGAGACCAAGCCACACATCCACGCGATCCGCAACGATAACCTCGATCCAGCCATCGACGAATCGATCACGCTGAAGATTTTCATCGCCGTCATTCTGCTGGGCTGGCGTGGTCTGAAGTGCCCTGAACTCTTCTCGCCGGAAGAGCACTCGGATAACGGCTGTGTGCCGTTTACGACCGAGAACGCAGAACGGTTGTTCAAGGCTCTGCCTGATCTTTATGTCGCGCTCAAAGAGAACGCAGGCAAGATGTCGAACTTCCGTGCCGAGGAGATTGCAACAGACTCAAAAACCTAGTTGATGTCTTGCTGTATGCCTTTGAAGACGCGGGCAGGCAAGATGTCAACAAGAGCATGAATAGACTAAGGAAGATAGCCGTATCGAAGTTGAACAAAGAGCCATTACTTCGATACGGCTTAGCTCTTTACTACAACGCTTATTTTGATCTTGATACAGAACGCAATCACGGCCAAGGTTGGACAAGCATACCGTGGCATTCAATCATTCATTACGCCGATGTTTATGGGCTGGATGAAGATCAGACTGAGCGGTTAGTCGCCCACATCAAAGCGATGGACCACGCCAACATAAAGAAGCTCTCTGATGATGCCGAAGCAAAGAAAGGCACCTAGCTATGGCAGGAACACTAGCAGACCTGGCGAAGAACATGCGCGAGTTAGCCGCTAGTATTCCTGCCAAAGCAAACCTCATAAAGCAGACTGCCGCTCGCACAATCAACTTTGATCTATTGCAAGTTACACCTGTAGATATAGGTGACGCAGTAAGCAACTGGCAAGTTCAACTCGATACGCCTGCCGATGGGCCGCGTGCTGCTTTCGTACCTTCCCCTGGTGGCCGGATGGTACAGAAGAACGGCGGTAGAATATGGGAGCACCGCGCCGATCCAGAAGCTACAAGGCAAGCCAATATCGAGCCTGCATTATCTGTGGGCAACGCAGTTATCGATAGCTCAAAGCCAGGTCAATCTATCCACATAACTAATGTGCTTCCGTATATTCAAGCACTAGATGAAGGCCATTCTTCGCAGGCAATCAATTTTGTCGAGAGAGCTATTATTTTAGGCCGCGAGACGGTTACTCGCGCTAAGATCACAAGTTGGGACGTGTAGACTATGGCCGACACAACGAACTCGATTGATATTGTCCTTCAAGACAAAGTAGACGCAGGGATCGCGACTAAAATTGTCCAGATTGCCGATAGTGCGGACAAGGCTAGTACGTCTGTGGGGTCACTGAAGGCCCAGCTTGCAGGCATCGAATCTTCAGGGCTTACCGGCCTAGCTCAGATGCTCAAGAGCATCGAAGACGGTACGTTGACGCTTACAATGAGCGCCAACGGCTTAGCTCAGAGCCAGGTGAACGCTGCAAGCTCAGCAGGCGCTCTCACAACGGCCTACCGGCAGCAATCCCAGGCGGCTATAGCATTACGCGAAGCGAAGGCAGCAACGCGAGCTGAGACGGTCGCAGCGGCACTCGCAGATAAGGAAGCATCGGCACAGGCAAAGGCAGCACTTGCGGAAGAAGCGAGTATGCGCCAGGTAAGGGTTGACGGCTTCTTACAGGCTGTTGCTGCTGCCGATCTTCAGGTCTTGGCCGAACAGCGTTTGCAAGCCGAATGGGTAAAAGAGCAGATTATTACAGATCGTCAGATCGCATCTGCTTCGGAGCTGGCGCGTGCTCGCGAACTCGCTTCGCTGAAGACCGACATCATTCAACGTAGTCCTGCGTCAATGGCTAACGACCAGGGCGTAGCCGCTCAGCGTGCGGAGATCACGGCGGCGACTGAAGCCGAGGCGTTAGCAGAACAGGATTTGCGGATAGAGCGAGCAACAAGCGCAGCTCAAGGGTCGCAAATGTCCATGCTTGAAGAGCAAATGGGCAACATCCGGCGCGAAGAAATAATCTTGCTTGATTCGCAGACAGTAGCGAGCGAGCGACTTTCTGTTGCACAAGAGGCGTTAGCTACAACGGAAGGTAGCGTAGCGAGCGCGGCAACTCGTAGCTCAGGAGCAATGCGGCAGAATGCAGTGTCGGAAGCCGAGGCAGCGGGCGCAGCTCGTGGGTTGGTTAGCGCCAACGTCTCTGCTGCCGCTGCGATGGGAATGCTTGAAGGCCGCACACTGAGCACGAATCGGGCCGCTGCAAACTTCATCACAAAGATTCTTGGTCTTGGCCCAATCTTGCAGCAAGCCTTCGTATTCATCGGAGCGTTGGCATTGTTGGCTGTTCTGTACCAGATGATTGAAGCTGTAACGAAGTTGTATGACGCTGCTAAGAATGCAGGCAATGCTATTGCCGAAGCATTCCGCAGCATCACTGATCCATTACGTAAGACGAACGATGATCTTGAAATGACCATTGACAAGCTAACTCAGGTCAACGACAAGCTTGAGAAGAAGTATGATCCTAACACTGGAATGAAACTGGTGTTGGATAGCTTATTGAAGGGATCGGACGATCTAGGTAAGTCGCTAGATGCCGATCTAAAGAAGTTTCAGGAACTCGCTAAAGCGAAGGATAACAGGGTAACTACAATCGGCGGACTGATTAGCGACTCTGCCCCCACACAAGACACTACCAATCAAATCGGCGGCATCTTAGCTGAGATTGCTAGACAGCAACAAGACGTGCAAGCGCGGATCGCTGAAGCACGTAGCAACTTGTCTGATCCGAACATCGATAAGACTGCGAAAGAGCGCGGCTTCTCGTCCACTGCCGAATACAAGAAAGCTACTCAGGATAGCGCGGCTGAAGAAGTCAAGAACAGCAACGTTCAACTGACGCAGTTTCGTACCGCTGCATTGAAGCAGTTGAACGATGCTCTCGATGCATCGCAAAAGAAACAGGGCGATTACAACTTTGCTATGCGCGAAGGTAGTTTCGGCCTGATGAACCTTATGAACGGCACACGCGACTACTCGGCGGTCATCGCGTTGCAGACCGGCGCAATAAATACGCTGAATGAACAGCAGCGTAACCAGAATTTATTGGGCGATCAGGATGTACAGGTGAAACGTCACCAAAGGGACGAAGCGGCAAAGGCACTAAATGACAACAAGGCTGCTGAGATTCAGTGGAAGAAACTGGAAGCGGCATACGTGCATTATCAAACCGTCATGGATAACTCAGGCCAGAAGGCATCGCCGCAGGAGAAATTAGGCTTCCTGCAAAGCGCCGGTTCCAACATGCACCTTATGCACCAGAACGTTCCAAAGCTCTCAGCTCTCGAACTCGCGCAACGCAATGCCATTGCGGATCAAGAGAAGTGGAAGAACAACGAGTCATCCAAGCTAACGGGCGAGATTTCAAACATCGGCTTGTATAGTGATGCTTTGAAGGAAGCTGCCCTGATGAACAAGCTTCTAGCAGCGGCTAAGGAAAAAGACATCGTTCTGACTCTCGCTGAGAAGAATGCGTACAGCGATCAGATAGGCACCATCATCGAAAGTAAGAATTATATGCTGCAACTAGCTTCCATCTATTCGTTGGTGCATGAACCTGCCGCGAAGTACGAAGCGACGTTGTTTGCTATCGCAAAGCTGAAAGCTGACGGTGTTCTGTCGGATGAACAGGCAGTGCAAGGCATTCATAAGACCAAGGACGCTTACGAAGAAGCTACTAGCGCCGTTACAAAGTACAAGAACGATATGGAGGATCAGAACAGTAACAGCTTCAAGAACTTTGGAACAACAAGTCAAATAAAGACGAAGGACAGTCTTGCTTCCTTCGATACACAGCTCCGTAAATCCAATGTTGATTCACAGCATCCATTCGGCTATTCCGATACTGAGATTGCAAAGGTCAACGCTGAATTGTCTCCTCTGATCGCCGCACAACAGAAAAAGAACGACTTGGACCAAGAGTCAAACAAGCTGTTGAATGCGCAGAATAATTTGCTCGAAAAGAATGCTATGAGCGAACAAGCTGCTGCTATCGCAGTGAAGGCCGGTGCGTTGTCGCAAGAGGCCGCGAATAGTCAGAAGGTGCATAATGCGGGAGCGTTGAACGATCAACAGTTGAGCACAGGGACAGAGAAGAATCCGTATAACGTATTTACTGGCGCTCTACAGGATTTCGTCAAGGGTGTAACGACGTTCGCTGCTGGGTTGAAGCAAAGCATCTCTGGTGTGTTCTCCACGATTGCCAATGGCGTAGCGGATACCGTTGGCCGCGCCATTGCATACGGCGAAGATTGGGGTAAGGCATGGAAGGAACTCGCTCGCAGCGCCATTGGTGAGATGATTAGCAGCCTTATCAAGCTGGGCCTTCAGTTGTTGGTTATCAACACGCTTCAGAAGCTCTTGCACCTTGCACCTGGCCCAACGGATACGACAAAGCAGACCGCGATGAATGCTGCCGCAAGCATTGCTGCTATCGGCGCTGTATCGCTCGCTCAGTATGCTGCGATGAGCATGTTGAGCGGGCCTGCATGGTCGCTGGCCGAAGCTGTCTCGCTCTCGTCCTTCGGTGCGAACGCTGCCGGTGCAATCGCTGGTATGGCAAGCGTGCAAGCTGTCGGCGCTGCCGCTCCTAAGCTGGATGTGGGCACCAACTACGTTCCCCGCGATATGCTCGCGAACATCCACGAAGGCGAGGCTGTTGTACCGAAGGCATACAACCCGTTTGCAACCCCACAGGGCCAGTCGTCGAACACAGGCCGCACGCCTGCACCTATGGCTGTCGAGGTTCACAACTACGCAGGTGTGCAGATTGATACCCAGCATGTCAGTGAGAACCGCATCCGCATCATCGCAAAGCAAGCGGTATTCCAGCATAGTGACGCTGCCGGTGCGAATGCGATAAACAACCCGAACTCAGCAACGAGTAAGTCGATGCGAGCCAACACCAACTTGCAGCGTCGGAGAGCAAATTGAGCTTACCTTTTTTGAATGCGTTACCAGACTCCGGTAGTTATCGCGTGCTTGACGGCGATGAGATTGTGAACTCGGGAACTATGGACGGCGGTTCGTCGCGATCACGCGCAGACTACATCGGAGCTACGTCGAAGATTGATGTGATATGGACGTGCGGGCAGGTTCGCTATAACTACATCCGTGCATTCTTTCGCTCGCTAGGCAAAGGTGCAAGCCCGTTTCAGATCAAGCTTATCTTTGAAGGTGCTCTACCTACGTTGTACACAGCTCAGTTTGTACCTGGCACCTTTGGAACGGTTGGACAACAAGGGCTTACCTATAAGCTTGGCGCGACCTTGGAAGTAACGCCGATGCCGATCAATGCTGTTGCAGACGCAGCGATCATTGCTGAGTGGGGAGTATACGGAGACAACGGCGGGCCTCCCCCTCCACTTACGGGTGTTGCGTTGACAGACACAGTTACAGGTGAAATCTACGACTTGACGTTCAACAACGGTGCCTTGCAGTGGGTGCCAGGTACAGCGAGTGGTGTAAGTGGGCCTTATAGTGCCATCGGATCAACCGATACCGTTTTGGGAGTTGTGTACGAGTTGGAAATTGTCGATGGTGCGTTGCAATGGAATCCAGTTGTATAAGAAAGCGGGAGTTATGAAACGAAGCTGGTTTGTTGTTTGGATATTTGTCTTGGCTACCGCTCTAATGGCTCAGTCGCGAACGGCGATGACGTTCATGGGTGTTTACAACTCAGCTACGAGATACAACCAAAGCGACTCCGTTATATTGAACGGTAATACTTACGTCTCGTTGCAAGGTGGAAACACAGGCAATCCACCTGCGACCACTCCTGCTTATTGGACGCTCTTCGCTGCTGTGGCGGGAGCGCAGACGCAGGTCGATCCGGCCACGCAGATCAACTGGCCTCGGATCACGGGCGCGGGCACGCCAATGAGTTTGAGCATCGCCTGCACCGTCGCCAACTATGGCCAGCCCTACCAGAACACGGCGATCACGCCCAACACGGTGTACACCTGCGGGACGGACGGTTGGGCGGTCCGTGGCGTTGGTGGGAGTGTTCAGCCAGCAAACACGGTGTTTTCTGGCCCCACGATCCCTCCGGGGGCCAACGCATCGCGCATCCA